GTTAATCATAGGGCGGCAATCACAAAAGCCAGCAATTCTTCGTAGCGTACACCAAGAACCGTTACACCGTCCACTTCGTCTGAGCAGAACAAACCGTAGCGGTTAGCGTCCAAACCTTCAGCGGCAAAGGCCGCCTGCACGTCTTGGGCAATAACACCAATGTGTTTGCGTGCGCCTGTGCCCTTGGCCGCCACAGCGTCCTTGAATTTAAAGGTCTTAAACAAGCCTTTGATGCGTCGAGCCACGGCTAATTCAGCTTCTGTCAGATCGACAATTTCAGTCTTTTGATTTGCGTCAGATGTGTTAATCGTGCCTGTGGTGGCGTAAACGGTTGTCCAACGGAAGCCAGAAGTGCCCAAAGACATGACGTTGTCAGAGCCTGGGGCAACTGCTGCGGCAGAACCATTGATAAAGAAGCCATTGCCACCGCTTGCCGCAAACGCCATCAAGTTGTTTGATGATGACAGTGTGTAACTACTGGTTGTCAGCGTACCACCGGACAAACCTGATGCTGTGCCAGTCGTATTTTGGTTAAGCGTTGGGAACGTACAATTGGTTAAGTTACCAGATGATGGCGTGCCCAAAGCACCGCCTGTTTGGTATGGGGTAAACCCTAATGCAGTAGTAACATCACCGCTAGACAAAGTGACTACACCAGTGCGGGTATTAAAGCTAGTCACACCACTAAATACAGGTGCAGCCCATGTGCCATCATTACGCAAGAAAGTCGATGTGCTACCTGATGGGGCAGAGATTGCGTAGCTGTTCCAGACAAACTGGCCAGCCAAGTAAACCGCTTTCCAAGCAAACGATGCCGCGCCTAAGTTGACGTTGTTGTTAACCGCAGGCAAGAACGAGTAAGTTGAGCCAGAGGTAAACAAGCCAACAGTAAACGTGCTGTTAGACAAGTTTAATTGAGCGCCAGCAGATGCCACAGTTGAGATTGTTGAAACCGCACCAACAGTCACGCCGTTAAGAACTTGGTTAGCCGTGAACGTGTTGGCTGATGACAAGCTGGCTGGCGTGTAGGTCAACGCGCTTGTTACGTCTGAACTAAGCAAAGACACCGCGCCAGTGCGAGTATTAAAGCTAGATACGCCACCGCTAGACGAAGCTGGGACTGCCCATGTGCCGTCGTTACGCAAGAACTTGGTTGTGTCGCCTGTTGGTTGAACAATACCGTAGCCGTTCCATGTGAACGTGTTGCTCAGATAAAAACCGTTCCAACGACGTGCCGCACCACCAAGCACCAAAGCGTTAGTTGCACCGGAGTCTACGCTTGGCTGAAAATTGGCCAAGTTAAAGTCAATAGCGCGTGGCGTTGCAGCAGTGCCGTTGTTGGTCAAGAACATTGTGCCGTCATAGGTGGCGACACCCATAGGGCCGCCTGGAGCCGCACCACCCACACCAATACCATTACCAGCAGCTGTTTGACCAAACACACCGTTAAGCGTTGTGACATTGCCAACAGCAGTCACTTGAGCAAGTGATGGCGTTGTGCCACCTGTGCCGTTAGCAGCCGCTGTGATGCGTCCTTGAGCGTCAACAGTAATGTTGGCCGCTGTATAAGAGCCAGCAGTTACGGTTGTAGCCGCCAAGCTAATCGTGCCAGACGTTGTAATCGTGCCACCATTTAAACCTGTGCCTGCCGTAATACTTGTAACCGTACCGCCGCCAGTGCCTGTGGCTGCTGACCACACGCCATCGTTACGCAAAAATAGTGTTGTGCTACCTGTTGGAGCAGGAATTGCGTACCCATTCCAATTAAATGCGTTGTTTAAATAAAATCCATTCCAACGACGAGCTGCGCCGCCCAAGACCAAGGCGTTAGCAGCTGAACTGTCAACGCTAGGTTGGACGTTTGCACCGTTAAAGTCAATGGCATAGGGACTAGCAGCCAAACCATTAGGTGTTAAATACAAAGTGCCGTCATACGCAGAAATACCCGATGGGCCACCAGCGGTAGCACCACCTATGCCAATACCGTTGGTCAGCGCAATAGTTTGATTAAAAATACCATTAAGGCTAGAAATGTTGCCAGCGGTCAAAACGGCTTGCAAAGTGCCCGCCCCACCACCACCGCTAATTGGGTTGCCTGCCAAATCAAGATACGCAGCTGCCTCTACTGGGTCTTCAAATCTGTTAGACGCGCCTTGTTTGTATTGGTCAACAGCGCTGTAAAAGTCGCAACCTACCAAAGCCAATTTAAATGCGTTTGACACGTTGTTAATTGTAGGACGGCCTGCATTTGCTGTGTAGCCAGACAAGCCAGCCCAGCCGCAACCATTAAACGTAATAGGAAATGCAAAGGAGGAGTTTGATGCGGCTAAGTAAACTTGTTGTTGGGGATAACTTGTGCCAAGAGCAGCAAAACTACAAGCGTTTAAAACGCCAGTGATGCCAGGGCGTGAGACTGTCTGCTGCACTTGGAACTGCGCTTGACCACCGTTGGCTTCAAAATAAACGCCACTGATGTTAAACGCGCAAGCTGCTTGTTGGGCAAGTTTGCCGCCTGCATCAACAATGGCCAAGCCCCATTTACTACTAGACAAGTCAGTGCCAAAACCATTGGCCTCAATAGAGCCACCAGTGTAGTTAAACGTACCCGCACCAATGACCTTACCACCGTAAGAGTCGTTATTGCCAACGGTACAGTTGGACATGGTAATGGCGTTGGGTTCAGACACAAACCCAAATGCGGCGTTTGGCTCAAAGTAAAAACCACCGTCGTTAAAGCGGATCACCAAGTCGTTAAAAGTAGACGACAAGACGTTAGCGCCATACAAACCAGTTGACCAGCCTGCAAGGTAAACGTTATTGATCGTGACAAACGCAATGTCTTTAAGGGCTATGCCCAATTTGTTCTTTTGATAACCGTACAACGTAAAGTCTTGGAACGTGCAGTAACCAGCTGGTTGTGGGTCATATCCAATAATTTCAATACCATTGGCGTTAACAGTTTGGTAAATTGTGGTGGCTGCCATACCGTCGCCAGACATGGACGGGCGTTTAACGGGGTCTACCAAACTGCTATTCATTGTGAACACTAGCGCGGCTGAAATCTTATAAGTACCAGCAGGCAAATAAACATTGCCACCATATTGGCACGCTAAGTTAATACCAGCTTGAATGGCTGCTGTGTCATCTGCTATACCGTCACCAACTGCGCCAAAATCTTTGACAGACACTAGGTCTTGCATCTTGTTGTTCAAAGTCTTGCCAACAGCGCCAGGCATAATGCCCAAAGCGTATGTTTGCTTAAACCCAATCAAAGCATCACCCAAAGCAATGTTAGATTGATTGGCCAAATTTGCGGCCAAAGTGTCAGCACTACTGATGCCTGGGATATTGTCCCAAGAACCAATCAAAATATTGTTTGCGTCTTCTAAAACAAATTTGTAGCTTGTTTGTTCAGTCAACCAAATTTCTTCTGGCACACGACCAGCAGCGTCCAACACAATAGGATTTGCGTGGGCTGACAAACCTGTAACAGATGTATAAGTTGTTTCAGCTGCTGTTGTTCCAGCGGTATAGGTGTAGAGCAAACCACCCGCTAAAGGCACGCCATTGTTATCAAAGAACTGTGCGCCAGCTCCTGCAAATAGGGAAATGTTGACGGTCATTTTCGTTCCTTAAACAATGCTTGTGATAATACCGTTTACAACGGTAACAGTCTTTAAATCAACAGTGGTAAATGTACCCGAAGCGCCTGTGTTTTGGGTAGCCATAGTGCCAAGGCCAAGGTTTGTTCTAGCGCCTGCCGCAGTCGTTGCGCCTGTACCGCCGTTTGCTAACGCTATGGTTGTGGCGTTCCAAGTGCCTACGGTCAATGTGCCGACACCTGTGATGCCTGTATATGACCCAGATATACGCGCTGAGTTAATTGTACCAGTCGTGATCTGATTGGCGTTAATTGCAATTGGCGTGTTGACTGAACTGGTCAATTGCCCTTGCGCGTTGACAGCGTAAGTTGGCACACTAGATGCAGTGCCATAAGTGCCTGCGGTCACGCCAGTGTTTGCCACATTGACGGTAATTGAGCCTGCGCCATTGGTGACGTTAATCCCATTGCCTTGCGTTAACGTATTTAATTTGTATTTGCCTGTGTCGCCAATCAGCAATTGGCCGTCAGTTGGAATGGCGTTTGTACCTGTACCGCCATTGGTTGGGTCAATAATACCGTTGCCACCACCCAAAATAGTATACAAATTGTTTAAAAACCGAAACCATTCACGCGAAATCGTGCCTGTGCGCTCGTCTATCAACGGCACGCGAGGGGCGGGGATTTGGGTGGTATTAAGCATTTGTCGGGCTTGCCTGTAATTCTGCGCCTACGATGGCAATCTTTACGGGGTCAGTGCCTGACACCTCATAAACCCTGTCGCGCAGTTTTAAGGTCATGCCAAGGCGACGCCAGATGGTGCGGTGGCCATATTCACCAATGCGCCCCATAGATGTCCAGTGTTCACTTGACCATGTGTGGCCACCGTCGTCTGACCAGCGAAGCATGGCTTGCGGTGGCTGCGTTGGGATTGCGCCAATAGCAGACAAAATAAACTCATTGTTTTCGGTGATTAATGGATCGCCTGACTCAGTAGTCAGATAAACGTTTTCGCCAATAGTCAAGCCGTTTAAGCCCACACCCGTTTCAGCGTCTAATTGCAGGCTATGGTGGGCGGTGCGCTTTAGGTTGTTTTGGCCAGTAGGAATGGCACGCCATGAACGTAACCACTTTTGAGGTTGACCGTTATCTGCGTAGACATCTAAATCAAACGTGTAGATGTTGCCGTTTTCAAAGTCGCCAACAATGATGTTGCCACCAAAGTTGCACTGGCAGTTAGAACGGTGACGTGTAAACTGGCCATTGACTAGCCCCGCACGCTCATGCCAAGCCTGTGTTGCAGCGTCATAAACCCATGTTGCGTTGGCACTTGGGAAAGTCAGGACGTAAAAGGCATGACCTTCTTGTTGGTAAGTATAAGCAAAGGCGTCAGAAATATTGCCATATTGGGCAATTGCATATTCAATAGCATGGGTAGAAACCCTTTGTCCAGTGTAGCCGTTGGCTTTGTAAACAATGCCTTGGCCACGAGCGTCAGTGCCTAACCAAAATAAACTGTTGTCTAGTTTGGCCACAGAGTAAGCGGCCACAAGGCCAATCTCGTTAAAAGCGCCTTGAATTCGCTGAAGCGGAAAGTCTGTGCCACCCACGTTGTACCAGACTTCAACCGAGTCAGTCCCAAACAACCACGCTTCGCGGTGATCAACATTGATGGCCACTAAGCCGTCTGGAGAGCCTTCAGCGCTTGCAAAGTCAAGTGGATCAACAGATGAGCCATCCAAGAGTGCCGTCACCCAGATACGTTGGCTATTTGGCTCGTTAAAAACAAAATAACCGTCAAGATAACCCACTGTTACAGCGCCTGGGAAATCTGGGTCAGTAATCTGTTTAAATGTTTGCGTAGACCTGTTAAAAATGTAGCTTGGGCCATTGCAAGCAAAAAACACTTGCGTGCCATTGTCAGCAATTGACACGGGGCCACCGGCGGCCACATTTCCAATCTTGACTGGTGTAGCAGTCAGGCTTGTCAATTCATAAACTTCAGTGCCCGACACCACATAAAAACTTGCGCCATTAATCTGATGCGCCCACAATGCGCGGATAGGGCCAGTGCCTACAGTCTTTTCAAATTTTAAGCCTGGGGCGCGGTTCAGAAAGCCAGGCTCTTTACCGCCTTCAGGAATGACCTCTGGAAACAAATTGACCATGCGGTTGTCGGCAGCGTTGATGCTGCGGGCAACGTAGCTTGAGCCAAGGATTGGCGTTTTCATCAATAGTTACCGGCATAGATGTTGAAACGCTGGCGGTTAGCCACCAATGCGTAAGGCAAGGCCATCACATCATCTGGGTTGTTGATGCGCTTCAGATCACGCTTAGAAGTCATGGCAATACGCTGAACCTGTGGGCTTGGCTCAACGCCAAACTCAGGGGCAAATTCCATGGCCAAGTTATAGGTAAACGCCCGCAAATAGCCTGGGGGGTAAGCCAACACCGTTGACAAATTAACGGGCTTGTCTAATTCTTGCACCGACACAAAGTGAAACTCTAAGTTTTGTGTGGGTCTTGGATAAAGATATATCTCAATATCAGGAAACGTCATGTTCACCCACATAACTTGTGGGAACGTGGACGTAACGGTCTTAACAGCAATACCGTTGTATTGTTGTTGGTTGATCATCTTGATGCCATACGACACGCCACTAGGCGCTTTGAAATATGTAGCATCGTCAAGCAAAATGGGGCGGTTGCCCACAAAGTCACCTGTTGGGCCAAGAGTGCGGCTGATAAAACTTGCAGGCCAAGTAAAGACTTGATCTTCTGTGCAAAACACTGACAAACGCTCAGTGTTCCAACTGTCAATCATTTGTTGCATCGCCATCAAAGCGTCTTGCGACATAGATGCGGAGGGCGTCTCACCCTCGGCCAATATACCTAACAAGCGCAAAGCGCGGTTGATTTGATCGCCAGCGGTATACGTTGCCATGTTCAGACTCCTTCAGTTGCTTCCTCTACCGATTTACGGCGGCGCTTAATCTCCAATGTATTTACTGGAGCCACCTGAACAGGCGTGTCTGGATTATAACGAATCCAGCCATTTTTTTCATCTTCTTCAGCCTCTAAATCCATGGTGGCAACTTTAGCGCCATGGACAGGGTGAGTCATTGTAATGTTCATAGTAGAAAGGGGGTGATTAGCCCCCTTTTGGTTAGGATGCTACTAATGGAACAGAATACCATTGAGTAGTAGAAGACGCTACCAACAACGAACTGGTAAGGTTTGTTATGCTATATGCACCGTTAGCCGCAACCGCATTGATTGCCCCGCCAGTAGCGGGATAAATATTCAACGCGCCAGCAGCAGTGTTTTTAACGATAATTACCATACCAGCTACCGCTGTTGGCAAAATCACACCTTTAGTACCGTCTGCCGCCGAAACGACATTGATACCTTCAGCTAGTGCAGCAGCAGTGGCTTGATTAGTTCCAGCCGCTGCAACAGAAGCAACAGGCAGGCGAATAGCGCCAGTTGACGTGCCGGTTAAATTGCCGGTTAAATTGCCGGTTATGGTTGTAGCAGTTACCGTTTGCAACGCTGACGCGCCAGTAACGGTTAGGCTTTCAAATTCAGGATCGCTATACGCGACTCCTACAGCTTTTGTATTTGGCATGATTTGTTTCCTTTAAAAATGGGAGCCGAAGCCCCCATTAAATTTAGCCCAAACGATACACAACGTAAGTGCCGTCGCCGGTCTTACGGAAGCGGAACAATTGGCTAGTTGTTACAGCGATAGCAACCAAAGCGTTACCGCCATCGGATACACCAGTATTAACAGCCAAAGTCACCGCGCCAGAGGAAGTGCCAATGTTGACAATTGACAAGTCAAAAGTGCTGCCAACAGTAGCATTAGGAACTGCCGCGTCAATTGCTGTGCCTGTAGGTAGCGTGTATGTTGCAGCAGATGTGGAGGGGTTAGCCACCAACATCTGATTGCAAATCTGCGCTGCCGTTAGGGTTGCAGTAGCCGTAGCTGTTTGAGGGGCGGCCATTGCGCCCATGATAGTTTCTTGACGGTTGCCTGCACCAACTTGGTAACCGCCTGCGCCATTAGGTAATGCCATGATAATTTCCTTAAAAAAGATGTTAAGACAAACGGGGCCGAAGCCCCATTTTGATTAGCCCCAGATGCGGCAGCCCATTTGTGGACGAATTGTGTTAAAGCCATACAAAACGTCAATACGGCAAGGCATACGATCGTTGTTGATATCGTACTGGCGAACCACACGCAAAGAAATACCATTGTGAACGGCACGAGCAGCCATGTCGACGCCTTGGGGCAACAACAAGTCAGCAGTGGCGAACGTGATCGCATCTTTGTGGTAAACCAAGTTCTGAGCGTACTGGCTAGATGCAGCACCCACAAACACAACAGCCTTACCAGAGGCAGGGAAACTGTCCACGGTGGCCAAAGCATTAGCAGCGGTGTAAATAGGAGCAACAGTCACAACGATTGCAGTGCCAGAGGCAGTTGCATCAGCCAAAGCTACGAACTGGAACAAAGAACCAGTGGATTCACGGGTCTGTGGGTTCACAGCGAAGCAATCAGCAACAGTGAACACGTCGCCTTGTTTAACTGTCAAACCATTGCCGATTGTCAAAGCAATGCTAGCAGCGCCTTCAGACGACACAGTGGTGGTCACAGAGTTGCCAGTGGCAGCGCGTGAGCCAGTTGTGTGTTGCTTGATAGACTGAGACATGTTGATCTCGTCATAACCGAGAACACCAGTGCCCATCATGCCGTTTTTAAACTGCTTGCTGATGGTGTCTGTAGGATTGAACAAACCCTTCATGCCTTCAACCAAACCAGCGTTAGCAGCTGGGTTGACGGTGGCGTAACGGGGGTTCATCACGGCGGCGTTTTCGTTCAGCTTCTGTTGGGCCTGCAAAAGAACCAAAGAAGTTGAGGGCGTAGTGCCAGGTGTGCCAACGGTGTTACCAATGGATTTGTACGCATTGGCCACGTCAGCATCGATAGAAGATGCCAACTGGCTAATACGAGGCTTTAACACACGCTCTGCAAAATCGTCCAATTGCATGGTCAATTCAGCAGATGTGAAGTTAACACCAATGTGCTTTTGTGAAGCAACAGTCAGTGTGGTGAACTGTTCGTTGTCGTCTTGAACTTGCAAGGCGGCTCCGTCAGTAACCAAAGCACGGTCAGGTAAACGGATACGCAGTGTGGAGCCGATCTTTGCGCCTTCAACAGCGAAAGAGTCGTCATACTGGCGGTTTACGTTACGGGTGATCACCAAGTTGTTCTCGAGAATTTCGAGAGCCTTACGGGTGATCATGTCAATCGTCAGAATACTATTAGACATATTAGTCCTTTCAAAAAATTAGCGGTTGCGTTGCGCTTCCAACTTCTTAATCTGGCGAACACGTTCAGCTTCGATCCACTGCGAGGTTGTCATGGACTTGATTGACCTTGGGTCAGTCGTGTCATGGCTCGGAGCGCCGTTTGAACGTGCTGTTACCGGACTAATCGGTGCTGGCGCGTTTGAAGTTTTTTTGACCGGAGGATCAGAGGCTAATCTAGCTTCAATCTTTCCAATCTCTTTTGCCTGCATGAAAGGCGATAAACGGGAGATTCTTGCCGCTTCCTTAACATTTGAGCCTAAGTAGTAAGCTACTTCGGGGCCAACGTCAGATTCATAAATCGCTTCAGCCATTACCTCAGTGATTGGCACGTTAGGGTTACGGGCTACCTGATCGTAGTCGTCGTATTTATCCCTGACCTTTTCCTCACTGTCGGCATAAGCCTCCATGATCTCGGCTTGTTGCTTTGCGGCATCACGTTGGGCGACAAGTTCTTGGGCTTTCTGAAGTGCTAATACTTGCGCATATTCTTCAGGGCTTGTAAAACTGTCAGCACTAGGTGCTTCCGCTGGCATAGACCTTAAGGTTTGCGTTTCCGCTACCCTTGTGGCCTGATCTCTTTCCCATTTGCGCTGTTCTCTTGCGAGGCGCTTACCGATCATTGCGTCGATTTCAGCTTGCGTATAAGTTTTTTCCGCTTGCTGTTCTGTCTGCTCTGTCGATACTTCCGGCGTATTAACTTCGGGTTCAGGGGCAGCCGTTGCTTCCTGTTCCGGCGCGGGTACTTCCGCTAATATTTCATTGTCCATTTTGAATCCTGAGATTCCCTGATGTGCTGCACCAGTACAGTTTGAAACATTCTAATATAAATTTTTACCAAGACCAAATAAATACTGCGCCATCACCGCCACGGCCTCCAGAGTTTCCATCTTCTCCAGAACCACCACCTCCGCAACCAATGCCGCCACGACCACCGCCTGTGCCAACAGCTGGTGGGTCAACGTCACAAGCTGTTGGCAC